CAATGTTAATCTTAACTTCGTGGTATTGAAGTGCGATAAGTGGAAGTGCTAAACCTGGGTTACGGCAGAACCAGAATTGCAGAGGTACATACAGGGTGGTCTCTGGAAGGGCGTTACGTGGGGCACATACTTGACGTGGTGCGGTAGATTCACAAGGACCATCAACATCAGCGAAACTTGGGTCAGTGATGTAAGTCAATTGTGTGGTTTGCCCAATCATCTTATGGTAACCTGCTTCTTGTTCAGAAGTCATGGTTAATTGATTCCAGATATGCATCCAGTCACCATATTGACGGTCGATACGTTGTCCGCCAATCTCGATCTCAACCATGCTGATTAATTGTTCACCAGGGTAATCTAACCAACGTGCATAACTAGCATCGGTAGTTCTGATTTCTGGCAAAGTCACCTGGAAATAAGTGCGGTATGCTAAATCACCGTTACGGCTGATTGTGCATTGAACACGACGACCGAAATCGGCTTGACCGTTAAAGGTTTGTTCGATGGACTCCATAGAGAAGTTAGTGTGTCGGCGGTATGTTACTTTCCAGAAAGTGATTTGTGGATTACCAGTTAAATAGATGTCTTGCGCGCCATAAGCTACGAGTTGCATTAAACCTCCTCCCATTTTATAATATTCCTAAATATTATAAAATTATATAATGAACGTTTAATTTAATTTAATTCCTTAGACCAAGGAAAAAATATTCTTTTTAAATTAATATTTTCTTTGATAAATGTAGTAAATTTTTCGTATAATAATATCAAAAATATAATTTATATATTTTCATACTGAAACTTATATTAATATTATTATTAATTAGGGATAAGAAACGCACGATTTTTCATACTCCGTGCGTATGCGTTGATATGCGTTTCTGTTTAAGATACTAAGATACAGTGAGAAAATAGAATATTCTGGATGGCGTAATTAAATTATCATAAATAATCCATTTACGCTATCTGAGTTTCTTAATCCTATTAATAATACATCTTTAATATATTATTTATCTGCTAGCGATGAGAACATTTTTTTTACATTAATATTTTCTTTGATAAATGTAGTAATATAATCATTGCTAAAATATTCCCTATTATTATTATGTGATTTTTTGAATGAATATAGGTCATTATTGTTCTTTTTTATGCTCCAACCATTTTCTAAAGCATTATAAATAAAAATCATACGTTGAATTGTTTGTATATCCATGTTCTTAATTGTATCTCTAATATCATGTAGTTGTTCTATATCAGTCATATATAATCTAACTTATAATATCAAAAAAATATACAAGGATAAACGGATTTTATACTAAATCATACTTTTAAAATGGGTTAACTGTATTAAAATAAACTATTAAAGATATTTAATATTAAAAAATTAATTGATATTATATTAAAATACTTTTAGATAGTTTAATTATTAATCATGTCATTTAAACCAAAAACCAGTAAAAAAATTAATGTAGCGAATAAATCAATAATGACACTTGATTATAAACATAATGAAATAATTAATACTATATCTAAATTAGAGAAACAAATACCTAAACTAAAAAAAGAGAAGAGAGAACTAGAGAGAAATATAGAAATGATAGACAATATAGATAAGAAATTAGAAGCGCAAGATAGAATAAATGAATTGAAAATAACTATCAATGAATATAAGAGTAAGAAGAAACATTATTATTTGGATAATTCAAAATATATATTTAATTATTTTGAAGATAAGAAAGATATAGTAAATGATAACAATAAGAAAAAAATAGTGGATAATTTTTTCTTTAAGAATAATGAAAATGATAGAGAATGTAGATATAAGTCGGTTTCTAAAAATTATACCAAACAATACCTTATGAATTTAGAGGATGAATATATTGATATACATGATTTTATGGTAAACCATGATAAATGTAAATCGTGTAATGGTGAATTAGTATTAGTAGAACAAGATGGTATGATGATATGCAACCAATGTTTTTGTCAATTTCAGTATATTAATGATAATGAGAAACCATCATATAAAGAACCACCTAAAGAGGTATCTGTATATGCATACAAAAGGATAAATCATTTTAGAGAAATACTCGCACAATTCCAAGCCAAGGAAAGCACAAAAATAGATGATGAAGTAATGGATAATATAAAAAATCAGATTAAAAAAGAGAGGATAAACCTGGAACAATTAACAAATTTAAAAACAAAACAAATATTAAAAAATTTGGGATATAATAAATATTATGAGCATATACCATTTATTAAAGAAAAATTAGGAATAAAACCTCCAAATATGCCAATTGAATTAGAGAATAAATTATGCACACTATTTATGGAAATACAAAAACCATATGCCAAATTTTGTCCCAATGATAGGGTGAATTTTTTGAGTTATCATTTTGTCCCATATAAATTATGTGAATTATTGGGTGAAGATAAGTATATCCCTTATTTTTATATGCTAAAAGATCCGATTAAGAGGATGGAACAAGACAATATTTGGAAAAAGATATGCAATGAATTAAATTGGGAATATATTCCAACAATCTAAATATTTTAGATATCCCTAATGCACCCTGATGCATCAAACCCTGTTCTACCCTTTATTATTTCATTCTTATACCCCATTTGGTTAGATATATGATATATCCCTGCTTCTTCATCATAAAAATCATAACTATAATGTGTATGACCAGCAACGAAATAGTAACAATAATTATCTATATCAGGGTTCTTAAACTCAATATTTGTAGCAAATACTTCCTTGTATATCTCATTTTTATATTTTGGATGAGAAGTTCCTTCTATTGTAGTTGGATAATGTGTTATTATGACATATTTTTTTAAATTATCCTGTGTATTATTAAGGTTTAATGTTTCTAAAGTGTCTAATAACCATTTTTTATCGGTATAATGGAAATCATTATATATATCTTTTGTTATAGATACTTTCCAATTGTCACCATTTACACTCTTAATCATCTTGAGACAATTAGTATAATCCCGTGAAATATCTTTTGAATATATACTCCATAAAGTGCATCCAATAAAATAAACTCCTTCGTATAATTCCACATCTCTATCAAGCAATGTAATATTATTATAGTTTCTAAAAAATGATTTATATGAAGTATTTAATTTATCATATGTTTTTTTAGAGTGATAATATTCATGGTTCCCTAAAACATAAAATATTTTTACCCATTTATCGCTAACATAATCAAAAAAAGTTTTAAAACATGTTATATTAATTCTACCTATATCACCTGCTAATATTAATACATCAGCTTTCTTGTCTATCTTTGGAAATGTTTTGTAAAACTCAAGATGAATATCAGAATAAATCTGTATTTTCATGTTATTTAAAATGTTGTAATTATAATGCTAAATAGATTATAATTAAAACTTGTTTGGATATTTTTAAGTAGTTTAATATGTTTTATATGGCGTATTATTAAAGTATAATAGTTTTATAAATAGATATCACCTAAATATGGTTGATTATCCAAATATATTAATTTTACATACGGGGGAAACCTACGAGGTTAGCACCCATACCGAAGCCGGCACCTTGGCGTGCACTCACTGCCATTGCTGGTAAATAAGTATCCAAAATAGTGAAGGTTGCTGCGGCGGTTAATGCGATAAGTGCTACTTCATCCATTTTAAGGGATTTCTTTGGGATAGCATAGGCAGCAAGGGCTACCATTAGACCTTCAACCAAATATTTGATTGCTCTGCGAACTAATTCTCCTAAATCAAGCATTTTCTCTAATTGGTCTAGCATTTTATATATATATATTTCAATAAAAAAATTTAATATTAATTAGTCTAATTATTCTTATTTAATATTGTTTTCTTCTTGTTTTTATCATTGAGAATTAAATATATTTAAAATATATTTAAAATAAATAACGACTTAAACTAAAATAAGTATTATATTTTATATAATGACAACTCAAAATAGTTACATTGATTTATTAGATGAAGATAAACAGATCGCGGGACAGAAATTTGCTTGCATTTCATTTGTATCACCGGACAATATATTGAAGAAAAAAGAACTATTTTACTTTGAGAAGTTCCTAAAGCATTTTGATTTTTCTAAATCTATGGAGAAATACCAGCAATTTACTAATTTTATTAGTTATAAATATAACATTAAGTTCGATGATGTAATGAAAGATTTCCAAGAATTTTTAAAGACAGAACAAGAGACGCTAAAAGAGACTGATATTGATTCTGAATATAAAAACTTTGTAGATAAACATGAAGAAGCACTTGAAAATGAATTCGGTGAAAGTCATAATTACCAAACAAACGTGAGAGGTATTAAAATACGTGGTAGTTTTCCTTCACAGAAAGAAGCAGAATTACGTGCTAAATTATTGAGAGAACAAGATCCTAACCATAATATTTATGTTGGACCCGTTGGTATGTGGATCCCTTGGGAGCCGGAGGCATACAAAACAGGACGTGTTGAATATCTGGAGAAGGAACTTAACCAATTGATGAGTGAAAAGAAAAAGAATGAAGAAAATGCCAAGAATGAATTTGAAAGACGCGTTAAAGATGCTAAAGAAAGTGCTATTGAGGAAAATAAAAAATTAGCACTGGAAAGTGGAAATAAATTAACTCAAAATATTGATGAACAAGGCAATTTGGTTGGTGTTGCTAATATGAATACAACTGAGAATGCATTAGTGTCAAATGGTGTTGTATCAAGTGCTGATATTAAAAATGAATTATTCAATACTGATGATGTTAAACGTAATGACTAATCAATATGCATTGATAAATAATAACTAATAAATAATTATGTTGACATACACATAATAATATATACTACGTAATAAGTATTAAATAATATACAATAACCAATAAATTATATAAAAATAAAAAATAAAATTTATATAATTTTTAGAGACTAAATTATAATGATAATGATAACGCTATATAAAAATTATCTTGTATGATTGTATTTTACATATTAATTATCTAATTAATTCATTATATGCTAGTTCGGGAGATTTATAATTATTCAAAATAATTTTATTTAATTCTGCTGGAGTAATATTTTTATTACTTATTATTTTTTTACCTTTATCATCAAATAGATGATTGCATTCTGTATCATAGAAAAAATTAAACATATCAATTATCATATTGATATCACAATATCCCACCATAAGATTTACATCAATCCTCCCTGGACGAATAAATGCACTATCTAACTTATCCGGGTGGTTGGATGTTACTATTAAAATACGTCCGGGTGTTTCTAATATACCATCTAATAAATTAAGAATAAACGATAAGTTTAATTCTTCACCATCAGAATATGGGTTCTTATCTTTTTTGAATTCTTGTGGTTTGGCATTATTTATTGTATCAGATATAATATTATTTGTTGTAAAATTGGAAAATTTTGAATTACCTCCCATGGTATCATTACATATAGGTTGTGGTGCGTTTGTCTTATTGAATGAAGCATAATTACTACTTATTTCACCACAATAAGCCAGATTATCTTTATTTTGCCTATCAATACCAAAATTCATATATCCTCCCCTTACCGGGTTCATACCATCATATCCGTCACTATTATAATTACTAATATTTGTATGTGTATTTGTTATATCTACATTGTCTTTACTATTAATATCATTATCTTCTTCTCCATTGTCTTTACTATTAATATCATCATTATCTGTTGTATTATTTACTTTAACCCTCTCATTTAATACATCTGTTAGGCAATCAATATCTTCAATTACATAAATTCTTTCATTAATAGGGATATTAAATCTCTCGCTTCTACCATTCTGTAGAATACTAACACTTTCATTAAAAAACAAATCTCTTAATTGTGTCTGTGTTGTATCTTTATTAAATTTAATATTAAAAACGTGCCTTTTGGAATCCTTTGATATTGCTTTAATAAGTGATGTTTTTCCAGTTCCGGGTGGTCCATGAAGCATAATACCTAATGTGTAAGGGATACCCTTTTCTTTATACCATTCTTTATTATTAAGGAACATATCAACGCGTTCTTTTACATTTTGTAAATGATGTCCAAAAATATTAGACAATGATTTATTTGTATAAAATGGCGTCATTATAAAATTGAGATTTTTTGGTGCCATATCAAAACGGATATTCTTTGAATCATCTAACGGTAATGTAACATGTTTCTCATCAAAATAGAATTTCTGTTGTCCTAGTTTATTGTTCTGTTCATGCATATATTGTTTTTTCATCTCATCGATGAAATGTTTTAATTCAGATAATTTCAAATCATACGAAAATAACTCAATAATATAATTAGTTTCATCTTTATCCGAGGCAATATCATTAGATACTTTGCAATAAACTGTTTCATTTATTTTAAATATTTCATCATTTATTACTGTAAAATCTTTTTTGTAGTGTAGAAACTTAGCATTATTATTATGAATGACATAGAAATTAATGGAATCAAAAACCAAACTTATATCATTATTATCTCCTCTAACAAGTTTAATTGATGATATTATTTCTCGTTTTTCATCAATATTAGTATTCTTTATATTAACCATTTTTTCAATCTTTGCCTTATTTTTATTAATATAATTATTAATATGTTTCATCATATATGCTTTAATGTATGGTAATAGCGCCATAAAATTCATTACTATTATACCAAATATGATTTGTGAAGCGGTAACATCATTTTTCATGCTCATCATACTTATCATATTAGTACTCATCATAGAATTCATCATATTATTTGGTGATTGTTCCATATAAGGGATTGTATATAAATTAATTATCATATATTTAAGTAATTTATATATACTTATTTTTCACATGTATGTATTCATGTATTTTTTAAGTTTGTATTTTCTAATTTATTTACCATTTATTTTTCTTAACATTAATACGTGGTCCTTTTTTTGTAGTCAATGCTTTAGGGTCGTATATATTACCATCATCATCGTCATCGCTATTTATGTCTTTAGACATCTCCCAAAATTCTTTAGAACCAATCTTAAAATCTGGACGTGTTTCGGCTTTATACCAAAATATTTGTTCATCTAATTTATTAGTTTTTGCGTTATTATTAATAACTAAACATTCATAATTTTCAGTGCATTGGTTCATAACTTGGCAAAATGATTCGAATGTTGGAAACATACCAGCATAATTATCGTATATTCGTTTTCTATTATTAATGTAATTCTCTCTCAATATAAATACATAATCTATATTTGTCCTGAGATTAGGAGGGACACCAAGCGGGTATTGCATAGTTATAACAAGCATCACTTTCCAATGTCGTCCGTTCATGAACAATAAGCGCATAACCTTATCACGTGACCATGTAGCATCATATAGACAATCATCTAATATAACGAATGTACGGGGATCAATATTAGTCTTTCCGTATGCCTCTTTTTCTTTTTTAACACTCTTCAATGCCATCTTTTGACGTTTTAATATATTCTCTATAATAACTGTATTATACTCATCATGTATAAATAGTTTAGGCACATGTTTGCTAAAAAATCCATTACCTGCCTCAGTTCCAGATATTACTGTCCCTACAGGTATATCCTGATGATAATATAATAAATCACGGACTAAGAATGATTTACCTGTGTCACGTCGTCCAATTAAAACAACCACAGGACCCTTATTTTCATTTGGGTTAAATGTTATTTGTTTCATATTAAATTTTTTCAGTTCTAAATTCATCGATGACATTTTTATGTGTATATATTACAAAATAATATATATTATTCAATTATTGAACTTATAGATATATTATTTATTAATAATGAAATAGATTAACATTAATATAACCCAAATAAATTCTCTAAAATATATTATTAGTTTAAAGATAAAATACATTTTATAATATAACTTTAATGTTTAGCATAAATTATAAAAAAAATAAAAATATAGAATTATACAATTCATTAAAAGGTGTAAATAACACATTTGATAAGATCCAAAATTATAACCCCATATACAAACTTTTTTTTTCACTTAATGACACAAATTGGAACTCTATAAATCTAAATGAACGTAATCATTTGAGAGAAATTATAGAACAAATAGATAATACTAATTATAAGATTAGATTAGAAAATGGTATTGAGAGAGAAACGTTTCTAAAATATTCCCCTCTTATTGATCCAATAAGATTTTTAGCAGGTAAATTAGAAGATATATCACTGAATGATATATGTGTTTTACCGATACATAATTATAATAATAGTGATAGTGACGGAAATAAAGTAAATGGAGAAAATATAAAATTAACGAATGATTACATCAATGTATTTGATTATTCTAAAGAGTTATTCAAAAATAAAGATTTTACGAAATATGTAAGTAATAAGGTAAATACTCCATATAATACTGCTTATACAGAATCATTTTTTTCATATTTATCGAGCCAGATATTAAATAATAATAATTTCGTGCATGGTGTTGATTTTTATGGTTCTTTCACATGTATAAAAAAAGATTTTATAGTCAATATTGCGGATGACTTGGAAGCATTACAACAATCAACATTTTTCTTTGATAAATGTATTGGTAATATAGTAAAGGTTCAAGATGATTTTAATGAACTTATTAATTTTGATACTAGGAAAAATAAGAAAAAGATTATATTAAATAAAACAGAAACAGCATTCTCTGTAAATAGTTGTGAATCATTTGGTGATATATTTAAGAATAATAAACAATTTGTCAGGGATGAGAAACAAATAGAATTGAAAGATATCAGAGACATTGATAAATTTATAATAAATAATGAATTAATTAATGATGACAATCATGACAATGATGAGAGAAGTAAAAACTATGACAATGATAGTGATAGTTACGGCGGTGGTTCGAATACTACACATAGCACAGAAAATACTCATATATTTGATACTATAGATAATGAAGACGCTGAAGATAATAAAGATAGCAAAGAAAACAAAGAAAAAACAAATAATATTTCTATTAAAAGTTCAATATCTGTAAATAGTAGATCCACAACTGCTAATAATTTGGAATCAATATATTCTTCTTCATCTTGTGATAGTGGTTCATTCGGGACATCATTAGAAGATGAATTTTGTGGAATATCAATAGATAAATTTCCAATAAATGTTATCTCACTTGAAAGATTACAAGATACATTAGATAATTATATGAATAATAACATTATAAGTCCTAAAGAATGGTTGTCTATACTTATGCAAATAATAATGACACTATTAACTTATCAAAAAGCATTTGATTTTACACATAATGACTTGCATACAAATAATATTATGTATAATGAGACAGATAAATTATTCTTATATTATAAGTTTGATGATAACTATTATAAGGTACCTACATATGGAAAGATATATAAAATAATAGATTTTGGTAGAGCTGCATTTAAATATAATAATATTCAAATAATGTGTGATGCTTACAATATAGATGAAGACGCATATGGACAATATAACCACGAACCATTTTTTGACAATACTAAACCCCGGGTAAGTCCCAATTTTTCGTTTGATTTAACGCGGTTAGGGTGTTCTTTATTCGATCATTTTATCCTAGATGAGATGGATATAGATAGTTATAATGGTATTATTGAAGATTTAGTCAAGGAATGGGTAACGGATGATAATGGGAGAAATATATTATATAAATCAAATGGAAAAGAGAGATATCCTGGATTTAAATTATATAAAATAATAGCAAAACGTGTGCATAAACATACACCTGAAAATCAATTAAATAAAGAAATATTCAAGTCCTTTAATAGGTTATCATTAGATATACAGAGAGAATTGTTAAATGATAAAAATATATTATTAATGGATATTGATGTTCTTAACAAAAATTAAATACAAAATTTATTAATTTATATTACATAATCATACCATTATTATATTATTGAAAGTAATAATAATATTTTTAATTATTAACACCGTTGGAAATTTAAAACGCCGACTTTAAGTAAAATTATATTTAGAATGTTTTAACTATTTTAGTTAAAATTGAGTTAAAAATAAAATATTTAGTAATAATATTTAGTAATAATATATAATGCCAAAATATAATTGCGAACGCTGTTTGAAAGAGTTTTCTCAAAAATCCCACTTTGTTAAACATCAAAATAAAAAAATACCTTGTCAAGATAATAAAGGAAAGATAGAAGAGGTTGTTGAGAATATTATCATAAATAAAAAATTGATTATAAATAATAGTGAAAATATAATTAGAACTATAACAATGTCAAATAATAATATGAAACAACAATGTTCTTATAATAAACAATTAACATTTATTGAAGTATGTGCTGGTGCTGGTGGATTAAGTAAAGGGTTTATTGATTATGGTTTTAAAGCTTTATTGTTAAATGATACAGATAAATATTGCGTAGAAACTCTTAAAATAAATCACCCAGAGATAAATATTATAAAGGGTAGCATGGTAGATTTAGATTTGGAAAAATACAAAGATAAAAAAATAGATGTTTTAATGGGTGGCGTCCCGTGTCAATCATTTTCACAAGCGGGAAAACGCAAAGGTATAAAAGATGACAGGGGGAAATTAATTCTTCATTTCATTAAAATGATAGATATTTTAACTCCTAATGTATTCATAATTGAAAATGTCCAGGGTCTTGTAACACATGACAAGGGAAATACTTTACAAATGATTATTAATGAAATTAACAAAATAGGTAAGTATATCATAAATTATAAAGTATTAAATGCTAATGATTATTCTGTCCCTCAAAACAGGAAACGCCTTATTATAGTAGGTATAAATATTTCAATAAATAAAATATTTAATTTTCCACAACCACATAAATTTAAACCCGTATTAAAAGATGTTCTTGAAAATTGTCCTGAATCGCCAGGTGCAGTTTATAAAAAAGATAAATATGATATAATGAAATTAGTACCTGAAGGAGGATGTTGGGTAAATATCCCTGATGAAATTGCCAAACAATATATGGGTAAAAGTTATGAATCTGGTGGTGGAAAACGTGGTATTCTTAAACGTTTGGATATGAAGAAACCAAGTCTTACTTTATTAACGACGCCCTCACAAAAACAAACAGAAAGGTGTCATCCAATAGAAACACGTCCTCTACAAACACTTGAATACGCAAGAATTCAGACATTTCCAGATGATTACAAATTTTCAGGTTCTATTAATCAAATATATAAACAAATAGGCAATGCTGTTCCTGTTAATTTAGCGTCCGCTATTGCTAAGGAAGTAATGAATGTATTGCATAATTAATATTTACTAATATAATACTTTACAATATTAATTATTTGCGTAGAATAATTAATATTTCCAACACTGAATACCAATTTAAACAACTCTACGCCTTGTATTTTCTCAATTTCAACATCATTATACATTATTTTTTCACATAATTTTTTACATCCAGGTTTTGGATTAACAATAGCCCAAACACAACGTGTTTGAGGATTTTCTTTTTTATATTTTGTTAATTTATCAAATAGTGCTTTCTGACTACCAGAATTACAAGTATTCCATTTATTTTTAACATCCATTATAATAGACATATCTTTCTTACGGCAATCCAATCCACTTGAATTACCAACACCCAAATCTTGCCATCCAATCCAATTACCTATTATTATTTGAGCTAATTCACCCTCTTTCATTTGTTTTTGCCTTTGTTTAAATGCTATTTCAAGCATTTTAATATTTTCTTTACTATTATCACCAAACATCGTTGGATCATGAACATATTCTTTATTTTTCATTTGGAACAATATATTAATAAGAGTATTTATATTCTTTATATAAGGTAATAACCAATATCGCATTTTGATTAGAGATTGAATTTTTATAATTTTATCAACATGAGTATTGTAATACTCTCCTTTATCTTTTATCGTTTGATAATCCATTGTGATAAGATTATTGTTATATAACAAAATACTTTTTTTAAATCAATTTTTTAAAATCATAATATATGTCATCATACACTAGCGAAGACTATAAAATTTCAACAGTTCAATATTATTTATCTAAAAATAAGAACCAAGTGCAAAGTTGTGAAATATTTCAGTGCCATCCAAGAAGTTTAATGTGTTGAGTATATAAGTATAACAAAAATAAAAATATAACACAAAAAAGAAACCACCAAAAAGATACAAAGTTAAAAAGAGCATGTTAATTATATTCTAAAAATTTTACGTCATAACAAGACAATTATGATGAATGATATAATATACTTCAAAAAGTTAAATAAAAGTATCCAGACTTTTATATTACAATCAGAAATATTAGTAATATTGTTAGAAATAATAATATTACATTAAAATTAACGAGATTTAGACATGAATCTACAAAACAATTTGGTAAAGATATTAACATTAATAAAAATATTAAATTGTTTTATGAAAATAGTACTAAGAAACGCATGATTTTTCATACTACGCGCGTATGCGTTAATATGTGTTTCTGTTTAATATATTATAATTATCAGTTAAGAAACAGAGAGAAAATAAAATATTCCATTTACGCTATCTGCGTTTATTAGCCCTAATATCTATTACTTATATATATTTGATATTTCGCTAGTTCCTAAACACAATCCTAAATCAAATGTTATATTTGAGTTCCGAACGATTTGCTATTTTAATTTATGACTTTTTATATATTTATCCAAGTGTTCTTCAATAAATTCTATAGATATCTTACTTACTATGTCTAGCTAAAATAGAACATATACTGGATAATATGTAATCATTATATTATTAATGGATATTGATGTTCTTAACAAAAATTAATAATAACCTTTTCTAATAATGTTGTCATATATATTTTGTGTAAAGTTATACGAAATATATATTATTGTTAAATGTAATTAATTATTATAAAGAGTTAATAAAATAACCTATAAAATCATTTAATCAGTCATACAGTCATATAGTCAATCAATCCCTCAATCACTCAATTCATAAATAACCTAAATAACCTAAAAACTAGGTTCATTTATAAAAACAACAGGCGATGAAGTAATATTGGCTAAATTATCAAATTGATGAGATAATAATTCACCAACAATAACCGAAAAACCAACTAATACTGAATTACGCATAATTTCTTTCATTGGTGTATTTTTTTTAAAGATCTTATTCTCTCCAAATTTTACACAAAAGAATATAATGGAACATAACAACGCAAGTATAAAATTCATTTATTCTAATAATAATATAATAAAAGAATTACAAAATGTTATTATAACGCATTAAATGTGGTTTAAATATGGATAAGGTAAATGTATGGATTATAAACAATTTTCAATTAATGAAGTTCAATAATATCATCATCTAATATATTTTTTATATTTAATTCTATCGGTTTTTCTATATTGTGAATATCTAATTCATCTAGTTGTATATTAGCATCTTCAAATATCTTTAATTTAAATTCATCTCCATCGTCTTCTTCGTCTTCATCAACATCTTCTGCTCTTTCTCTCCATCTTTCATCGCTTATTTTCTCCAAGTTATCTATGCTTTTTGAAACAAATTCAGTTTTTTCATTTTCTTTAGTCGCAAGGGTTGTCTCATCTTTTGGATTATATTGAACTATTTTATCATTATCATTAAAATTTGTTCTTAGAGTATTATCAATTACTGGGTCTGTCCCATGATCAACAACATTTTTAACTAAAATTTCTGGTTTTTTTATTATATCCATATTTGTGTCCTCTTTGGTGCTTATTATAGTATTTGTTATTTTATCTTCAAGTTCTTTAACTTTCTCATCGTGGTTATTTTGTTTCTCTATGATATCATTACTACTAATTTCATTACTTTTACCCCCTTGTAGTTTATCCTTATTATCATGACAATGAGTTTCTAATTGTGATTTAGTATCTATATTTTCTATTTTATTTATATTATCATCTATACGGTTATTGGATTGTTTTTCTATACCTTCTAGTTCTTCTTTTATTTCTTGTCTAACTTCTTCTATTATTTCTTCCACATCTTCCTCGTGTGTTTCATCCAAATAACTCCTTAATATTGTCTCTAAAGGCATTGTATCCCGTATTACCCCTAAAATGCACTCCTTAACAATAATTTCTAGCTCTCTCATATTTTTCTGTTGTTGTAGTGATGGTGCGTTTTTATCAAATAAAAATACATTTTTATACACTTTGCGTGCTAAATGTATATATATCTGATGAATGAAATTATTTAATTTTGGGATATCTATATCTATTTTTTTCTGTTTGCTTCCTACCCTGACACTGGTCAATAATTTTAATTGTGTAACATGGACACAAGTAAGTAAATCTTCTAAATAATTACAGCCACTTGTTTTAATAATGCGTTCTGTCTCATTATTAATAATTTCTTGGTTCCACTTAGTTATACGAGCAAGAAAATTTTGGAATGTCATTAAATATTTTTCCTCTTCATCATTTTCATAACACAATTTATTTGCTTCATTAAATATAGAATAAATTCCCTGTATTATAAATGGTGTTATTTTTGATAAAAGCAACGCACAATACTCATTTCGCGATTCTGTAAGGGTTGATAAATTAAAATCGTCCATTTACATTATATCTATATTTTCTAAACTTATTATGTGACGCATTAAATAACTATTCAATATGAATAATATGAATAACCTCTCACTTCTAATTTCTGTTTTTATTTTATGACAATACAATATCATTTTACTTATTGTTGCTGTATCTATATCATTATAAAAATCCGTTTTTTTATTATTTATACTCTTTATATTACTATATTTTTCCATTATATAATCTAATAATTCAATACCAGAACATCCATTTTCATATAAATCAATGCTATGTTTCAAAATATTAGATTTATTGAGGGATAATAACATTTTTTTAATTATAATATTATGTTTCCTCGTTTGTGCCTCTATAAATTGATACTTATTAATTTTGTGTAAATTCACAACACGACCTTTTATTATAGGATTTGGGATATAAATATTACAAAATCTAGATATTATAGGGTCTAATAAAGAGTCTCTATTTTTCGCAACCATAAAAAATCTTGTATTTTTTGAAAATAACTCGATTGAACGCCTTAGTGCTGATTGTGCGTCTGTTGTTAAAAAATCAGCATTTATCAATATAACACTCTTTATTAGGGGGTTTTTTTTATATAAATTATCATTATTTATATATTGACTATTAAAACTATTAGTGTTTATGTTTGTTTGGGTGGGGGTGTGTGTTATTGTATTAGAGTTATAGACATTGGATTTATTAAAAATGTTATTTTTCTGGATGTTTATTTTAGCAAAAAATTTTAATTCTTCGCGGATGAATTTAATACCTTTATTATGCGCACAATTTATATACATTATATAATCTTTTTTATTATGAATACCGGTATATATTTCACTTATAAAATCATATAAAATTGTTTTCTTGCCTGAACCACTATCTCCATAGAGTATTATATTTGGTATTTTATTATGTTCTATAAATTTTTTCAATTGTGTTTTTATATTCTTATGAATATCTAACATGATCTATTTATTTTATTATGAGTGCGTAATTACATATTAATAATAAATTATATTTAAATATATAACGTGGATATTGTGTATTTATATCTGTATGTGATATATGTCCTGGATTTATAATATATATTACTTATCATACGGCACCAGTTAATGAATGAGTATATGGGTTTTTATGGAATGCCGATAATAATTCAGGTGCGTTTCTCTCGCAATTAACACCTTGACCGTATTCACTTCTTGCGGTTAATTGTCCTTTATGTTGAACTGAAGGGGTTGATATTGATACTTGTTGAGGTACAAACATACGGTTATTGTGTCTATCACTTTCTAATTTATCAATCTTAATGTTTATATTATCCTGTCCATTGAATACTTTAACATTATTCCCCATAGGAACACGTCCTCTAGCCATAGGCTCTTTATCAATAAGATTTGCATTATATGCTGAATCATATGTTCTTATATTTGTTGAGTTATTTGTGTTACCTGAGTTTCCTACATAATATGTGCTAGTTGTATCTCTCGCCTGTGTAACGGGTGTTTGTTTATTCACTATATATCCATAACCACCATTATCACTAGATTGTTTATTTTGACCACCAATATAAAAAATATTTGTTGTGTCTCTTGCTTGACTTACAGGTTGTTGTTCGCTAACAGTATAACCATACCCTCCTAGTTCCCCTTGATTATTATTACCACCCATATATTCAGTATTAGTTGTGTCTCTTGCTTGATTTACAGGCTGTTGTTCATTAACAATATAACCATACCCTCCTAGTTCCCCTTGATTATTATTACCACCCATATATTCAGTATTAGTTGTGTCTCTTGCTTGGTTCACAGGACGCTGTTTATTAACAATATAACCATAACCACCAACTTCATTTTGACTATTAATAAAGTTGTGTTCTTTTCGTTCTTCGGTCATCTCCCGAATGGTTGTCTTTGTTCTATCTGCCGGATTATAGACATACCCGGCGATATTTGTGCTACCATTAGCATTTCCTGCCATTCTTAAATTTCCAACTACATTTTCCTTCCTTGTTGGTCTTAATAAATCCATAATTGGGGCTATAACCGCTTTTGCAATGGATGAGACTATGCCATATTCTGGCTGTCGTTGGGTCGTTAAAGACCTATTATTGTGTGTAACACTTTCTTTAAATCCATTAATACCGTGATCTCCTTCGCCTGCTTTTTGTCTATTTGGAGCGTGTGCGTTTGTTATATGTTTATTGAATGGATCAAGGACATTCCTTTTTGTATCCATATAAGTTCCAGGTGTATAAGTTGCCTTATTTTGTGTATCCGCACCAGTCCCAAAATATTCACGTGTTGTATCAGTTCTTGCTTCTTCAGGCATAATTTGTTCTGAACGTGCTGTTTGTGCCTTCTCAAGTCCTGTTGTTGTAAGATATCTCTCCGGACCATTAATAAAATATGTGTCGGGTTTATGTTGCTCAAATCTCCCCATAGAACCGCGGTTGGTTACTTGTGCTTTTCCACCCAATGTAACACCTTCATATGTTAGTTTTGGATTATTTTTAGTCCGTAGTTGGTCTACTGTTTTACTAATCCATTGTTCTCTTGCTTCCATCCCTGAATTGAATCCACCACTCCCTAAAACTCCACCTTCTTTATTTAACCCTGGACCAACACGTATCTCCTGAAATGGTTTAACATTTGCCATACTTGCCGAGGGATTAACGCGCGATTGATAAAAATCACTTTGATTAGGAGCACCATGAGCCCAGTGCATATTTTCCTCTGGTCTAAATAGAGGTGCCATTTCTTGTTTTTTTATGTGTTGTGACCCACTACCTATCATATTATCCAATCTACTCTCATTTATTGCTGAACCATCATATTGTTTTACATTAGTTCCAAAAAATGGAACCATATTATTATGGTTTAAATCGCTTGCTGTTACATCATTCCCTGTAAGTGATTTATAAGTATTAGGATTTTGTGATGCTTGTTTTTTATATTCTACTTCCTGGAAAAAATCACCTTTTGAATTATTTGGGTTATGATAATATTGTGGAGAGTGTTTCAATACAGCAGTCCCAGAAACTGGAAAATTATTTTCTATTTGTTTATTATTTGGCAATTCAGCATTTTTTACTTTATTTAAAGTTGTGTTGTTATTTATAAATGTCTCTCTATTTTTTTCTACATTTTTATTATGTGCTTGTTTTTCATCCTCATTTTGATTAGATAATATATACATTCCACTTAATAAAGCTAAAGGTATCATAATTTCTGCCATTATATATAATAATATATATTTCTTATTATATATTATTAAAATAGTAAAATATATCTAAACTAATTTATTATTTATCTATGTTTATTGATTATTGATTATTGATTACTGTCTCATACATTCATATATCTTAATGCCTATATTTTATATAATTATTTATACTATTATTACTCTCTCGTTTTGTATTATTTTGTTCTCTTTCTCATACCTTTATTATTTACTGTATTTCTATTTTTTAATGATTTTTTCCCTTTATTCTTACTATACTTATTTGATCTTATTTTTTTGTTTTTTATAGTCTTATAATTATATTTTTTATTATTCCTACCACCAGCAGCTGCTGCTGAAACTACAGGGATTATATTGCTATCAAGTATAATTTTAATATTATTATATACCATATCCCTTATATCTTGTGGTATTCTTAAATACATAGGTAGGTTTCTATTTCTTTTTAGGATATCATATGTGTCTTCACCATCGTCGTTTTCTATATACGGATTACCTCCCAATCTAATAATACTACGTATTTTATCTAAATATTCACTATATAATGGATTTAATTTAGGCGTTCTCCTATTTACCTTAACCATTTGCTGTGTTGATTCATCAACCATTGCTAATAAAATAGTTCTTCCATAATAGTCTTTATTATTCACTTTATCATTTCCGTTTATAGCTAGGTAATCTATAAATTCGTTAAATATAACTGGAGTCCATTCATTATCATGTATAGTTTCTATATGTTCTATATCATCTATATGAAGCACCATTTATAATATACTATGAGGATTTATAATAAATTTATAACAAATGCCAATAACAAATGCCAATAAATTAGATTTTAACAAAAAGGTACAGGTATCTTCGGGATAAAACTATCCTTTTCTAGAGTACGTGTGCTTAGATTATTATGAAATGGTATGCATATATTCTCTTGTGGGTTCATTAATGGATACTCCCAACGTGTTTGTTCTAAATCTTTATATAGCCATGCTGGATTTGTTGTCCTACTACTTTTAGTTATTGATGTTTTATTAATGGGATATGTAGTGACATTTTTAGTTGCAATTATACCATTATTAGGATAGTCTTTCAAACTACAATATCTTGATAATTTCCGCGTTCTCCCATCTAAATCACTTGCTATATCAATTGGGTGATTATTTGGGGTATCCATTATATTCGCACCCCACTGTTGCATTCTAATATGTGGATCATCAAAATATAAAGGTGTCCCACATCCAGGTTTATTTAATATCCATCTTCCTGGATCAGTACTCTCTTGTAATAGTTTTTTTGTTCTACAATCATCATAATTATAACGCGTATATGCCATTATATATATGTGTCTATATATCTATATAATATTTTATCATATATAATTTTATCATATATATTTTACTAAAGTATTCGCATAATATATATTAACTATTTAACTATTAAGGTATAATAGGTCTTTGATTTCTCTCTATAACTAGAGGTTCCGGGATATAAGTTATATTATTTTTCTCAAAAAAGTGGATTTCTTCGTGTTTTTTTGGTTTATATGAAACCAATAATTTTTGTTCAAGTCTTGGGTTACGTATTTTTCCACTAATATCTATACCAAAAAGTGTGCTTTCTACATCTGTTGAATTGTATGATAACGTGCTATTTGGCATATTGCCCGGATTTATACCATTACAAGGAAAACTATTTTTGTATGCATATCTTCGTCCGTGAAATGTCCTATTGTCTAATATAAGGGAATTATCTCTTACATCTAAACATTGTTCTTTTGGTTGCATAATCATGCTTGTGGTTTTCATTCTTAACGCTTCCATTTTATATCTTATACTTTATATTTTTTATTATATATATATAATAATCTTATATTCTGTAATTTCTATTATTTTATGTTGTAACCTATATATTTTGTAATTTCTCTCTAAATTTAACTAATAATTCATTATTAAATGAACCATTTTTAAAGAAGTATTGTAGTAATTCATGCTGTATTTCTAAAGTTTGGAATGAAAATAACATCATAAACCCGGTAACCATATCACACGAAAAAAGCCTCCCTGATGATTCTATACATAGTGAATTGAATAATTCATTATCCTTCGGTAATATTTCATATATTTGTCCTGCTTTTTCACCAATAATATGGAATAAATCTAATTTGAATAAATCTTCATCGCTTAATTCTTTTTTTTTATCATTGTCAGTAACACCTTTATTATCACTATCACAGTCAATATAATTATATGTCATATTATTATTAAAATCAACATTGAATATATTAAGGATATCCCTCCTATAATAAGTATCACCTAAATCTTCATCATCATATTTTGAATAACTTAATTCATAATCATAATTATATAATTCCTTATTTGACATTATATAATATTAGTTATATTGCTTTATATGGATGTTTTTCTATATTTATTAAGCTTATTTATTGATATTTTTGCATGTAATCCTGATCTCTGATTAAATCGCGTGTTGGTATCCCTCCTTTAATCCAACCTTCCGCAGCAACACCCTCAATTAGATTATGTGGGTTTTGAATTGTTGCTTGCAATGAAGGCACTAAAGGATAATGTCTATAGTCTATGTGTGATTTTTCACTCATAGTATTATAACTCTTTCGGTTAGTTACCCAATCTCCTTGTTGTATTTTAGATTCCTCTAAAGGTCTAGATATACCACGTCCTAAATATGGAACAGTAGAAAATGGACGAGTTAATAAACTTATTCTACATTTTGGATTTGTTTGTATTGTCCCTATTTTGAGTTCACTCTCATTATCTACGTTGCACCCCCCAATACCTGTATTACCTTTACTATTTAAAAAAATATTTGGTTGGCTCAGTGCAATATCTAATGGTTTTTTTAATCTACAATCATCTGCGAAATAATTAGAGAGATTGTAATTGCCATATTGTGTATTTTGACGTTCTCTCTCTGTAATATAACAACTATCATCACTATAACGTGTTAAATTTTCAAAAGTAAAATTATAGACACTTGACATTATATATACTATTATATATAATATTTTATAATTTAAATTCATAGAATAATGAATTAATAATATTTTAATTTTTGTTTTACTCTTTGGGTTGTATTCTTATTATACATTATTCATTATTCATTATTAATTATTAATTATTAATTATTAATTATACAATATATACTATTCCCATATTAATTTAAGGAGTTGTCCAACGATAATTATTTTTAACACATTCAATACTATCTTCTTTACATGAAGACATATTTCCATAACAGAATTCTGCGAACTCTTTTTGATTATTTGGTATTTGTGTGTTTGGAGTTGTATGGAAACTTCGCATACTATGATTGAATTCTATATTATCTCCTAAATTTTGGAATAATCTTGGATCCAAACTCTCCTTAACTTTTTCATTTATTTCATCCTCTATATTTGGATTTGCTGATGGTTGCGATTCCTCCCTGGTAGGTTTATATTTATATTCTTGCATTTGAACATTCATAAATGGGTTTTCTTTTGTTGGTGAATATTTATTAGCAGTTACCGGTTGGGTTGATTGGCGCTTATTTAAGCCCCTTCCTAACCCCATACCTGTCCCATTCACACTAAATCCTTCTTTTAATATCGTCTTTAGTTTTTCTTTTTTTTCCTTTTTATCTTTATTATTACTATCATTTTTATTACATTTTGTTTTATACATTACTATGATAATTGCGATAGTTATTATAGCAGATATTAGTATTTTAATAGAGCGTGTTAAAGTATAACCTATAAATGATAAGAATATAACTACTCTAGTTATTGTATTTAAATTACTAATTAAAGTATTGTTGCTAGAAGGTATAATATTATATATATATTTCTTATTCATTAAGATTAATGGATTATTTAACCAAAATTCCTCACTCATAATTGTTATATATATAATATAATGTATTTTAATGAAAATATAATCGTTAAATTTAACTATATTTTTTATACCTGAAAAAATAATTCAACTGTTTCTAGTGTTTCTAGTGTTTTTAGTGTTTCTTATTCTTCTTATTCTTCTTATTTTTACTCTTTTGTTTTGTTTTACTTACACTCTTCCCAGCATCATATGCTGGTTTTTGTTTGCGGTTGCTTCTCTCCGGTGCTTCTCCTCTAGTAAATTTAAATTCTTGAATTAATTCCTCATCTGTATATGGTTTTATATTTTGGTTGTGTGTTGTATCTTCATTTTCAACAACACCCATATTTTTAAATTCCTCTTGTTCTTTCTTTGTTTTCTCTAATCGTTGCATCATTCGTTCTTTCATCTTTGCCTTTTTCAAATTATCTTGCATTTGGGTCTTAAATGCTCCCATATTAAAATTACCGCTTGACGAACCATCTACGGGTAAGCCCATCTTACTCAACATCCCTTGGATATTTTTCATACCGGGAATATCTTTCATTTTACCCATCATTTCTTCAGCCTCTTTCAATAAATCGGATTGATTAAAATTCCCGTCTTTCAATTTATTCTCTATTTTCCCTTCTATATTCTTAATTACATTCATTAATTTACCAGGGTTCTTAAACATCTTTTGGAATAAGTTCCCCGCTGTATCGTTATCATTAAAATCTATCTTTAAATCTCCTGCAGTTTCTTCAATGATTTCTCTCGCCAAGTTTCCCAAATTTCCAGACATCAACGACCCAATATGAGAATGTATATCATCCGCACTTGGCATACCATCAAGATTGATATTGGATGCGTCAAACCCCCCGTGTCCTGAACCATCCATCCCCATTCCCATCCCCATTTCTTTGGAAAAATTCATTCCAGAAAAATCAAACATATCCTGCATACCTTCTATGGTTTCTTCTAATTTATGTTTTAATTCATCTTCATCAATTGCTTCAAATAATTTGGCTGTATTTCCAAACCGGGATTTATCCTTTACAGATGATATTACACATAATAAAGTTATCTGAAGATATTTCCAAATTACTTGTTTTGTATTATCAGAGATATTTTGAACCCATAATTTAGAGAATTCAATCCCTGGTAAAAAATGAGTATCCACATTTTCATCAGAAAACATATCATCATTTTGATATATAATATCAAAGAAACGTTCGGGGTATATAGAGAGACAATATTTATATAATTCAATTACGGATTTATTTGATACCAAACACTCTTTTAGTTCATTATATTTATTCGTTTTTTCAGTTTCTTCATTTTTTTTATCTTCACAACTTTCTCCGTGTGTTTTGTTTTTTGAATTCTCATATTCTTCCATATTTTCAAATATTTTATTCAAATCTTCCTGTTTATCCTTGTCATTATCCTTATACTCACTGATTATAGTTTTAATACTAATAATTCCATCATTTAATTTATTTTCTAACTCGGGAAAAGTATAAACAAGATCATCACTAAATTCATAAATAATTTTACAGAAATCAATCAAACTCTCCTTTGTAATATGTATTTTATTGGTTGAAGACATATAATATTTCATATATTATATGTTTAAATAGTTATTTGGGGTATTTAATAAAGATCACTTAATTTAGTTAAATTCTGGATATATTTCATTGTTTTCTCTTGGTTGTCTTCGCCCATATTAGAAATTGGAACACGTAGGCGTTCAATAGAAGACATAATTTTGGTTGATTCATTGGCACCATCGATATCTGAAGAATAATCTTTATTTAGAAAAAAAGAGATATCCCCCGCCTCAATCTTCTCTCTATATTTTGATGCGATTTGTTCTTTCCAGACTTTAATAATTAGTCTAGGGTTTGCCTTTTTTAACAGTTCAAGACTTACTTTTGATTTTTTAATATCCTTATCATTGGGGAATATATTAGATACATCTTCTAAAAATTCAATGAAGTGATTATTAAATGCGGTTAAGATAGACATGATTATATTTTATTAATTATTTGTTTTTAAGTTATTTAGTTGTTATAAAGGTTAATGTATAATTACTAATATATTTACATCCTTGGTTGTTGTCTAGGGACATCCTTATCTCGTTGTGCCATCAATTGTTCTAAACTATTACTACCCACTTTATCAGGGGAATAAGAATCGGGTGGTGTTTGAATTGTATCATTATGATTAATTGTAGCGTAATTATATAATTGACGCATACCACCACTGCCTTTAGCACTCAATTCTTCATCTGTTTGATCCAAGAAACTAAAATTATCACTCACCACAGACCCACCTAAATCAGCTAAACTGAAAGCATCCGGTTCTTCTAATGGTTGGTTATTTGGTTGTCTCGTGTGTTGGTCTCTATGTGGTTGTGCGTTATTCCCATTTTGTTGCATCATAGTTTGATTATTCCCACTTCCATGCCGACTTTTTTGAGTAATATAATCTTTTATGGAATCACCCTCCAATATTCTATTTCCATTTTGTAATAATAGTAATGATGGCACACAACGTATTGCCGATGGTAATAATATTTCACTCCCATTCTCTAATAATATGAACGTTTGATTACCTTTTTTAATTCTTTTATCAATAGACAAAAAATGTAATTCGTTAGTTATATTCAATCTCGAACAATATTGTAATAAATCATTACAATGCTTACAAAATGTACTATAATATAATACTGCACTCATTACTTATATTATAGGTAATTTTATCATTAAAATAACTTAAAAATTTAATTAAATAAACGTTTATTGTATTTATTCTAAAGTATTAAGATATGACAACACATCTAATTCGGCTATTATCTCATCAATAATAGATATTATTTCATCAGCATTATTTCTCTCCAATTCATCACGAACTGATTTCATATGACCTTTGTATGCCCTTGTATGTTTATGTAAATCCCTATTATTATGTAGGGTTTTTACGCGTATATTTTTAATTGCGGTTTTTAGGGTTTTCTTATTACATATATCATGTCCTAAACTTGTCTCTACATAACTATCCATTAATGCCTGTAATTTACCATGCAGTTTATCGGTTGATTTATGTGCCTGATATGATTTTGTTGTCCAGTGATACATTTTTATACTTGCTAAATAATCCATAGTATGTTGAATAAATTTATTAGGATTGTATTTTTTATGTATAGAATTACCAGATTTGTGTGTTTTTTTATGTTGTGTTATTACCTTGCTTTTTGTTGCTTTTTGCGTTTTTAAAAGTGACTTCGTTGGGGTTGTTTTTATCATATTTATAATATATACCTATATATTTTTACAGGATATTAAAAGGGTAATTAATTATAATAGAAATACAAAAATACCCAATACCTTTGTAACAATATCTTTGTAACAAATTAATTATATCTAAAATTTATATCCCATATAAAATAAAATTGATTAAAACAAATACGATATTAAAAATAATACTACAATATATTATAATGTCCCGAATTAATATCTCTAATATTGAAACAAATGATGATATTATTACATTTACAGCAGGAGATATCAATATTAGTTTGGCAAATGCTGTAAGACGCACTATTATTTCTAATATTCCTACTGTTGTATTTAAAACAATGCCATATGAAGACTGTAAAGTAAATATTATTGACAATACAACAAGATTAAATAATGAAATTCTTAAACATCGTTTGAGTTGTATCCCAATCCACATTACTAACCTTGATTTTCCGATCGAGGACTATATTGTTGAATTGGATGTAACAAATGAAACTGATTCCACCTTGCTAGTTACAACAGAATATTTTAAAATTAAAAATATTAAAACAGATAAGTATTTAGTAAAACAGGAAGTAGAAAAGATTTTCCCAGCAAACAAAACAGTAGGCGAATATATATTATTTTGTCGTTTGAGACCAAGGCTAAGCAATGACTTACCGGGAGAAAAAATTAAGTTTGAATCAAAATTAACTATTGGGACTTCTATTGAAAATAGTGCATTTAATGTTGTATCAGCGTGTGCTTATGGGTTTACTCCTGATAATATCAAAGGTCAAGAGGCTTGGAAACAACGCGAGAATAAACTAAAAGATAGCGGGAATAGTGCCGAAGACATTGAATTTGAACGTCGAAACTGGTTCTTACACAATGCCAAACGTATCACTAAACCAGATAGTTTTGATTATACAATTGAGACTATTGGGATTTATGATAATGTGACATTGGTTAAAAAAGCTTGTGACATTCTTATTAATAAATTCCAGGATTATATTGAAAAATCGGATAAAGGAGATATTGAAATTCGTATTGGTTCAACTGTTAATAAAACATATGATATTATTCTAAAAGATGAAAGTTATACAATTGGAAAATGTATCGAGTATATATTCCATAATAAGTATTATAAAGAACGCGATATTATCAATTATGTAGGGTTTAATAAACTCCATCCGCACGATGATTACTCCATTATTAGAGTATGTTTCCATAATGTAGAGATTGAGAATAAGGATATTTATTTATTAATCAAAGGGGCATGTGAGTTACTAATTGAGGATTTTACAAAATTTAAGAGTTTCTTTTAAATGATATAGGATATAGGATATAGGATATAAGATATATGGTCATGATATAATAATAACATTAATATTACTTATAAAATACTATAATTATAAAACCTATAAAGGATAAATAACACAATTAAATTAAATAAAACAAAAATATTCTTATATTATAATAAATATTTTTTATTATGATAAAAACAATCACGCCAAATAAAACTATAACTAAGAGAATAATTAAAAGTCGAACTAGAAAAACAAGAGATAAAAGTAAAAGTGTTTCAAAAAGTAAAACTAAAACTAAGAGCAAGAGTAGATCTATACCACGATTTTTAAATAGAAATGATATTCCTGAATGTGTCCATGAAGATAATTTAGCAATTCACGTTAGAGAGAAACAGAGAGAAAGAAAGACCGCAAAAGTGGAATGTGATAATAAAAGATTTGGATTTATAACACAATACTTTAATGAAGATAAAGCGTCATTAACACATTTGTTATATGCTATTTATACCATGTATCATCACGAACTTAAAAAAGACACAGATTTCATAATAACATTCCGGGAATTCATTGATTTATTCCCGAGAGATACATCTGTATCTAACCAGAATTTCAGGAAACAACATGTATTTGAAGCAATGTGTAAGTTATTACTATTATTTAATTACGATAATAATCACTGGGGAAAGAAAAAGGTATTCTATAAATCCCTTGAAACATATACAAAAGGGGATATCCAAGAAGAAACACAGGAAATAATATTAAATGAAAAATTAAATACTGGATCATCAGCACAGTCTGTAGATATATTTTTTAAAATTCCACGTAGTCCAAGAGGTAGCGATAAAGAGAGAAAAAGTGGGGAACCCGGTTGTTTAACAGATTATACTCACTTACAAACCGGTAAAAGTCCATCTATCGAGCGGGACTTATTTATTTTAATCCAGAATAAATATTATGATACTGAGAAATCCGCAGCAGATAAATATGATGTAAATAAAATAGCATCGCGTGCAAAAGACTTAACTAATGAAACATTCGAAGAAGTCGAAAAGAAAATAGTTCTTATGGTAAATAATAAACAGGAATTAGATAATAAAATAAGCCGTGTTTCATCAAGAAATACTGATTTTAACCTGGTAGATGAAATTTTTGGTATGTTTGAATTACAGGATTGGTTCCAAGCCTTATTATTTGATATCCGCGAAGCTGACACATTTGAAGACTTTAAATCATATATTGGAATCAAAGGCACAAAGAATAAACCGAACATACAATTAAGATTTCATCAGGAGTTATTAGTAAAAACCACAAATATATATTTGAATGAAGTAAATAGAGAAGACAGACGGAAAAAATTTATATGGGGTGCCGTGCCACGTAGCGGTAAATCGTTTATGATTGCTGGGATGATATCGGAGAGAGGTTTAAGTGATAGTGATTATAATAACAATGATATTTTACTTATTTTGGGTGCGAAAACAGAAACAGAGGATCAATTCTATAATATATTCGACGGATTTGATGATTTTGAAGATTATGGAATAATAAGAGTAAGTGATGGAATGAGAAAGAACGCAGGACGAGAGAAAGATAAGAATATATATATTATTAGCCAGGAAAAATTGAAGGTTAACAGTGGTAATATTGAAAAACTGACCCGTGAAATGCCTACACTATTCCGGAAACGTAAAATAGATATTTATTTTGATGAGATACATAAGGGTGGTTCTACAGAAAAAGCACAAGAAGATGTAATAGAATTCCTTATAAATAGTGGATTTTCTATAGATTTATTCGTAATGGTTACAGCAACATATGCGAAGCCGTCTTTTGTATATAATGAAAGGATTGATAGAAATAAACCCGTTATTTTAAACTGGTCTTACCAGGATCAACAAATTATGAAAGAGATATCAAAAGAGACAAAATTAAAAGAGTTCCTAGGGAATAGAAATACAGAAATGGAGAGAAATATTGTTATTAAATTATTAGAGAACTATAAATATAAATACGGTGAGAATTACTTATTAGATTTACAAGAAGAATATAAGAAACACCCAGAATTAGTTATTATACAACCACAACTGGACAACCCTAATACAGATAAAAAATTATTTAACTTACATGGGAACGTATTCAGGTTAAAATGTTCGGCATTAGGAAAAGAATTAACCGATTTGAAAAACCCCGAAAATATATTTCATGATAATAAAGCTGTAACAAATTTATTACATTTTATAGGGAAAACAGAAACGCGTGGTGTTGTTACTAGTCAATATAGTATGGAAAAAGAGGCGAATAGAGGGGATATTGACGGGATAGATAATACAAATGTAATATTGTCCCCTGATTGTATATATGGGAATATGAAAATAAAGTATAATTATGATGTTCTTAATACTAGACATGTTCAATTATGGTTTTTACCGGATAGAGATCTATACGACAACGAGGAGAAGTGTCGTCAAGAACTCCGTTTAGACCCAGATACTAAAATGGGTAAAACAATCAAACGAGGTACCGATGAAGATAGTTTATTATATGAAGATGTTGATGATACTACTATGGTAAAGAAACAACCTGACGGTTTACCTAATATAGAACCAATCACAAGAGGTATTGTATTAAATTTATTAAATCAGTCATTTTATAGAGATAATTTTTGTTTTTTAATAGTTCATAATCAGAAAATTAAATATTATAATGGACGGGATTACACAGGGGAGGTATTTAAAGACTATTGTGTTGATATGAAGGTAAATCATAAGAGTTCATTAAAAGATATAATAGAACGGTTTGAACGCGTTTCATACTCTCAAGGGAAATCACTTATTATTTTAACTGGTATGACGATGCGGTTGGGTATAAGTGTTCCATGTGCTGATATTGCATTTAATTTTGATGTATTAAAACCTGTTGATACTAATTATCAAACCATGTTTAGGGTTCTTACAGAGAGAAAAGGGAAGAAATATGGATATTATTTTGATTTTTATCCAGAAAGAGCTATACAATTCCTATACGATTATAATGATGTTTATGGAGAGGGATTAAAAAATAGTGATGATATGGAAAAATTAGTTGGTAATTTACAATCATTATTGTATCTATTTAACTATAATGGTCTCACAATTGATAGTAATAAATCAAATACAACCGATTTCTTACAACTATATAATAAGCTGGTTAATGATTTAAAACTGGATAAAGAACATTACCAAACCAGATATTTAACAGATACAAAAAATATTATATATAAGGTTTTAAAAAGCATAGGAGATATTAAAGAATTGAAGGAATTCGCTAAATATCAAATAGATATAATAGACCCGACAAAAAAGGTTAACCATACTCTGAGAGAAGGAACCAAGAAAATACAAGAGAGAACCGGGGAAGTTCCAACAAGAGAAGAAGAAACACAAGAGAATATAGAAGGTGATGAGGTAGGTGAAGGTGACGAAGATGATGCGGTAAATATTGATTATAAGAAAATAGCGGAGACCCTAAGCATTTATATACCTATGATGGCTATATTTAGTAATGAAATTCCTTGTTCGAATCTTAAAGAATGTATTAGAACTATAATTACTAATGTAGAGGGATTTGAGACATTCTGTCATGGTTATCAAGATGAACAACATGATACACTTGGCTGTTATATGAACTTAATAATGGGGTATTCTAAAAAAGATTTTTTGAACTCTTTGAAATTTTTATTGAAATTTTTAGAATCGTCTGGGACAAGCCAATTAATTAATATGCTAATTATAATATATGATACTATAGTAGAAGCAATGGGTAAAAAAAATACCCTCATAATGGATATGAATGCTAAAGAAATCCAGGATATAATAATAGAGTATTTACCGGTAAAAAAGGTGGAAAAAGATAAATACGGGGAGGTTTTTACACCACAAGAATTAATAAATGAGATGTTAGATAAATTACCGTCAAATGTATGGAGTGATCCAAATTTAAAATGGCTAGACCCAGCGAATGGAATAGGCAATTTCCCAATGTTAGTATTTGAACGATTGAATGAGGGATTAAAAACAGTATCTGGATATGAAGATGAAAAAACACGAAAAGAACACATAATTAAGAATATGTTATATATGGTGGAGTTGAATATCAAAAACGTAGATGTTTCCAGGAAAATATTTGGTAAAAGTG